CCTTACCGAATGAGCGCACAGCTTCTCGCTAAGGTGCGAGGATTGATCGCTCACGCACTTGATCCGCGTTCGATGGTGGGATAATGCCCGTTGCCGTCACTACTCTCAGAACCACATTAGCAACCGCCCTAGTCGATAACGCTAAGTGGCAGACCTTTGCTTTTCCACCTGCAACAGTCCTTGCTAACTCTGTGATTGTTTCTCCAGATGATCCTTACTTAACACCTAGCAACAATCAGCACATTAGTATTAGTCCAATGGCTAACTTCAAGATTGTTATGACTGTTCCTCTGTTCGACAATGAGGGAAACCTTAACGGCATCGAAGATACTGTTTGTAGCGTGTTCGCAAAGCTCGCAGCATCATCTTTGACCTATAATGTAAGCGCGATAAGCGCACCAAGTATTCTCAACGCTGCATCGGGTGACCTACTCAGCTGCGAGATGTCCGTATCAATCCTAACGAGTTGGAGCTAAACATGTCCGAGTGGGAACAAGAAAACGCTGACTTCCTGAAGAAAATCGGGCAAGTAAGCACACCAGCACCAAAGCCAGTAACTACTAAGAAAGACGAGGAATAATCTCATGGCTGTATTTCTAAACAATAAAGTTGGCGTGAAGATTAACACTGTTGATCTTTCTGACCATGTAACATCTATTACTCTTAACCGCACATTCGATGAGCTAGAAGTAACTGCGATGGGTGACACAGCACACAAGTTCGTTAAGGGCTTGGAAGCATCATCTGTAACAATCGACTTCCTAAACGACACAGCATCAGCAAATGTATTGGCAACACTTCAAGCTGCATGGGGTACAACAGTCACATGTGTATTCCTACAGGAAAAGGGAACAGCAGTATCTGCTACTAACCCTCTTTACACAGTGTCACTTCTAGTGAACAACACAACAGACATCAATGGTGCTGTTGGCGATATGTCCACACAGTCAATCACATTTACTGCTAACTCAACAGTTGCAGTAGCCACAACTGGCACATTCTAAAAAACTAACAAAGGGGCAAACTCATGGCAAAACTAAAGATAGTTCGTACAGATGGAAGCGTACTGGAAGGCGAGATCACTCCAGCAGTGGAGTACTCATTTGAGCAGTACGCTAAAAAGGGCTTCCATAAGGCGTTTCGCGATGAAGAAAAGCAGAGCGATGTCTATTGGTTAGCATGGGAAGTAACACGCAGAGCAGGTGAATCTGTCAAGCCTTTCGGGATTGACTTTATCGAGACACTTAAGAGTGTTGAGGTATTAGACTCAGACCCTTTAGCTTAAAGCGCGATCTTCCGTTCACCTATCTAATCGCTAGGCTAAGCATTAGATTGGGAATCGCGCCACAGCAATTGTTGGATCTAGATAAGACAATGCTCGATGCATTAGTGCAGGGGCTCAAGGATGAAGCGAAAGAGGTGAGCGATGCCAACAGAGGTAAAAGGCGCAATCGCACTTCGTAAAGCCCTCAGAGAGTTCACACCTGATCTTGCTAAAGAAACTCAGAAAGAAATCGCAGCAATCCTTAAGCCAATTACTGCTAAGGCTCGTGGATTCATTCCATCATCTGCACCTTTGAGCGGATGGGCTAAGAGTGGCAACGGCACATGGGGCAACCGAGCTTGGTCATCTTCTGAAGCCAAGCGTGGGGTTGGATATAAGACATCACCATCGAAGCCTAATCGTTCAGGCTTTCGCTCCCTTGCTCGCATTGTTAATGCTTCACCATCTGGATCTATTTATGAGACTGCTGGTCGCTTAAACCCCGGTGGCAGACCACAGGCAAAAATGCGTCAGGTAAATATTCCTAGTTCTAATCCTGCTATTGGTATGCACAGTTATGAAACAAGCACAGGAAAGAATGTAGGCAAAAGCAATAACCCAAATGCTGGTCAGCAGTTTGTGGATGCAATGAATCGGACATCACCTATTGTCAATGCTTATCAAAGACAAACAGGTCAAGCAGGTCGCGCTTCTCGCAAGATGAAAGGTCGCGCAATCTTTCGTGCGTGGGCAGAAGATCAAGGCAAGGCTAACGCAGCAGTTATTAAAGCCATTGAAGATTCTAAAGTTAAATTTGAACAGAGAGTGAAGGGCAAGTAATGGCAGCAGATGTAAAGATTGATATTGCTGCCGAATTTACTGGCAAGAAGGCTTTTAGACAGGCTGAGACAGCAACAGACAAGATGACTAAGAATGTCAAGAAATTGGCAGGAGCTTTAGGTCTGGCTTTTGGTGGTCAGGCAATTCTTGCTTATGGAAAGAAAGCCGTTAAAGCAGCAGCAGAAGATGAGAAGGCTCAGAAGCAGTTAGCTCTAGCCCTTAAGAATGTTGGACTTGAGCGAGATGCTGCAAGTGCAGAAGGATACATTCAGAGATTACAAAGCGAGTTTGGTATTGTCGATGACAAACTGCGCCCTGCTTATCAAGCTCTCGCAGTAGCCACAAAAGACACAGAAGAAACTCAAAGACTGCTTAATCTTTCTTTAGACATAAGTGCGGCAACTGGGAAGGATTTAGGTTCAGTCACAGGCGCGTTGAGTCGTGCATACCTAGGCAACAATACGGCACTCTCTCGTTTAGGTGTTGGCATATCTAAAGCAGATCTTAAAACTAAATCTTTTTATGAAATAACATCAACCTTGGCAGAAACTTTCAAAGGTTCAGCCACAGCAGCAGCAAACACTTTTCAAGGTTCAATGGACAAACTCGGTGTGGCTTCTGCCAATGTGCAGGAGATTATCGGCACTGGGATCATGGATGCTCTTAAGGCGTTAGGCGATGACGATTCAGTCGATAACTTAGCCAAGTCCATGGAGAATACAGCTGAAAGAACAGCAGATGTTATTCGTGGTATTGGTGTACTAATTGCCAAACTAAAAGAGATTCCGGGCATGCCCGATTTTGGCGTGTTGTATGACATCTCTTATTTATCTTTATTAGAGAAGTTAGGGCAAAAATCCCAGATAGCACCTAAACCTTTTACTACTCCAATGACTATTTCAGGTCAAGTTTTAATTAAGCAGCAAAAGGTTTTGAATGATTTAATTGATGATCAGGCTAAAAAGCAAGCCAAGATTCTAAAGGACAAAAAACTTCAAGCTGCAATTGATAAGGCTAACCTTGCCCTCAACAAGGGTAGCGATGTCTTTGACATGGACAAGATCCAGATCGCAGCAGCTCTTACTAATCAGGCTGAGCAACTAGGAAAAGCAACAAGCGCATCTCAGGCTTTACAGATTGCTAACGATACTGCTCGCCTAAATGTCAAGCGTTCAATCCTTGCCCTAGAGGATGCTATCGCCTCAAAGGATGAAGCATCTATCGTTGCTGCGACTAACAAACTTAATGCAGATCTTAAGGTGCTTGGGGCATTAACTGGTCAAAGTATTAAACTTTCGGACATTAAATCTATTCTTGATAGCCTAAAGCCAAAAGATCTAATCAATCTGGCTAACCTTGATGCAGCCATTGCTAAGATGATGGAGTTACTAAGACTGCAAGGCACTAAAACTCTAACTTCGACTCAGGGCAATACTTCTGTGCCGTCTGCCGTTTCAACGCCTTCTGGAATCTCAAGCCCGACTGCAATAGCGGAAGTGCTGACAGGCATTGGATCTAACCTTAAAGAGTTTACTATTCTTACAAATGGTATTGCTAACAGTTTCCAAACCATTGAGGATGTTGGCTCTCTAAATGCTTTGACTAATATGTATGCAGGTGGCGCAATCAATCCTTTCAATGCTGGCTCTTTCCGAGCAGCTGAAGGCGGATCGCTGTTTAATTCAGGCGCAGTAGGTTCACGCGACATTAACATTACTGTGAACACAGGCGTGGGAGATCCTAACGCTATTGCAGAGGCTATTGATAATGTGCTTCGCGAAGCGCGAGACAGAGGAACGCTAATAGCAATATGACATGGCTTCCAGAATGGCGTGTAACAGTAGGTGATGATGTCTATACGACTGTCACCTCTGTGTCGTTTGCATCTGGTCGCTTGGACATTGACAGACAATGCACAGCAGGTTACTGCCGAGTAGAGATCATCAACTCTAACAATGCACCCTTTACCATCAATGTCACAGAGCCAATCACTTTAGAGCTTAAAGATAGCGGTGGCACTTATGTCACTGTATTCGGCGGCGAGGTCTCAGACTTTAACATCGGAGTGCGTAGCCCTGAGGAAACTGGCTTTATTACTACTGGCACTATCTTGGGCATTGGCTCACTTGCTCGACTTACTAAGGCTATCTTCAACACAGCCCTTGTAGAAAAATTAGATGGCGAACAGATCGCAGACATCTTGGGCGCAGCTCTTAACCTCTCATGGGCAGAAGTTACACCTACTGTCACATGGGATACATACCCAGCAACAACTACATGGGATGAAGCAGAGTCCTACATCGGCACTATTGACACAGGCTTCTACACGATGATTGCTCTTGCTGCTAGTGCTTCTGCTAAGTCTCAGACACTTGCAGACCAGATTGCCAATAGCGCATTAGGACAGATCCACGAGGAAAAGAATGGAGATGTTTCCTATGACGATGCAGACCACAGATCTAACTATCTCGCAGCTAATGGCTTCACTAGCATTGATGGCTCGTATGCAACACCAACCTCTATCACATCCACAACTCAGACTGCTCGCATCCGTAACAGCCTTATCTACCGCTATGGCACAGGATACGCATCAACCTACGCTGTATCAGATTCCGACTCTGTAGCATCTTACGGGCTCTTTGAGAGGTCTGTGGACTCTAACATCAAGAACCTTGTGGACATCACTGATATCGCCTCTCGTGAGCTTAACCTGAGAAAAGACCCAAGCGGGTCATTGGGTGCGATTACCTTTAGACTTGATAACCCAGACATCCCTAATCAAATGCTAGATGACCTAATTAACATCTTTTTTGGACAGCCTGTAATTATTGACAACCTGCCTAGCAATTTACTGGGTGGGCAATTCGATGGCTTTGTGGAAAACATAGCCCTCAGAGCAACCCCTAGTTTTGTGGAAATCACCCTGTACATCTCAGCTACAGACTTCTCCCTATCAACAACCCAATGGGAAACAATTACGCCTGCTTCACTTATCTGGACGGATGTAAATGCTATACTAACTTGGACTAACGCGACTGGAGCACTAACCTAATGGCAACTACTACACCTAATTTCGGTTGGACTGTTCCAACCTCATCTGACCTAGTCAAGAATGGTGCTACAGCCATCGAGACTCTAGGAGACTCGGTTGATGCATCCTTCGCAGGTCTTACAGTCAATGCACAGACTGGCACTACATACACAGCAGTCAAGGCGGACGGACTTAACGCTATTGTCACGATGGACAATGCCTCAGCCAATACTTTCAGTATTCCAACAGATGCGACTTATGCATTTCCAACTGGCACTACCTTGCTCGTCTATCAGAAAGGTGCAGGGGTTACTACTATCCAAGCTGCATCATCTGGCACTACAACAGTCGTGAGCGCAGGCGCAGTCCTTGCTGCTCCAGTCCTTGCCCGTTACAAGTCAGCAGCTTGCATCAAGATCGCTGCTAACTCTTGGGTTGTCGTAGGTGGCATTGCGTAATGCTTAACTCTTTAATTGGAATCATCGCCTCTAGCGGTGGTGGGGTTGCTAGCTCTTATGAGTCTATTGCTACTGTAACAATTGGCGCTGGCGGAGCATCTACTGCATCCTTTACTAGCATCCCTGCTACTTATCAGCATCTGCAAATTCGCATCCTTGCTAAAACTGGTGATGCTGGTGCTTTTGGAAGTGCATCAATGACTATAAATGGCGCAGCAGGTGAACAAAGACACGAACTTTACGGAACAGGATCGGCAACTGCCGCAGGTGCTAACGCTTCGAGCTTTTTAACTTATATTGGTGGCACTGCACAGTTTGGTGTGGCTATTGTGGACATCCTTGATTACACAGATACTAATAAAAACAGAACAACTCGCGGTTTAGGTGGAGCCGATAACAATGGTTCAGGACTTGTTGCTTTCACTTCAGGTTTAGAAACAAGCACTACGGCTGTCTCATCTCTTACCTTTACATCTAATAGCGGTAACTTTGCACAATACTCATCCTTCGCCCTATACGGAATAAAGGGGTAACAAATGCCATCAACATACGAGCCAATTGCTACACAGACTTTAGGTAGTGCTGCTGCAACTGTTACCTTTTCTAGCATTTCAGGAAGTTACACAGATTTAGTATTAGTGGCAAGTGCTGCATCTGCATCGGGAGAACCGACTATCAGCTTTCAACTTAATGGCGATACAGGATCTAACTACTCTCGAACTTTGCTCATTGGTAATGGAACGACTGCAACTTCTGAAAGAGCATCAAACTCTACTCAGGGCCGTATCTCTAACTCAACAGGCTTAACTACAACATTGGGTGCTAATGCCACCATTGCTCAGTTTATAAATTACAGCAACTCCACTACTTACAAAACAGTAATTGCTAGATCTAACACAACGCTTTATGCAACAGAGGCGATAATTAATTTATGGCGAAACACTGCTGCAATTACTAGCATTGCCTTATTTACTAACACCGGGGTTAATTTTGCTGCTGGCTCGATCTTTACTCTCTATGGAATTAAGGCGGCATAATGCCTACAACATTTACTAAGATCGCCTCTGTTTCTGTTGGAGCAGGTGGGGCTGCGACTATTGACTTTACTTCTATCCCTAGCACTTACACAGATCTACAGCTTGTCTTTACTGCTCGCAACACAGGCTCATCTAATGTATTTACTCAAATGACATTTAATGCAAACACTAGCAGTTACTCTTACAAAGGTCTTTACGGCAATGGATCAGCTGCTTCATCTTTTGGTGCATCTGCTGCTTACATTTATGTCGGTGACATGGATTTAAGTACATACACGGCTAACACATTCTCAAGTGAATCTGTGTACATTCCTAACTATGCTGGAAGCACTAATAAATCTGTTTCAATCGACAGCGTTAATGAAAACAATGCAACCGCAGCAGCAGCCTACTTAACGGCAGCACTGTGGTCTAACACGGCAGCAATTAACAGAATTACCTTGACCCCCGGGGGCGGTAGTTATGCACAATACTCAACAGCAGTTTTATACGGCATTAACAAATCATAAGGAGACAACATGGCAGACACAAAGATCGTAGTCGATTGCTCTACTGGGGAAGTCTCAGAGATCGAATTGACAGCAGAAGAAGTAGCACAGCGCGCAGCAGATGCTAAGGCGTTCGCAGATGCTAAAGCAGCAGAGGATGCAGACAAGGCAGCTAAGGCTGCTGAGAAGGCTGCACTACTGGAGCGACTAGGCATTACAGAAGAAGAAGTCGCTCTACTACTGGGATGAAACCTAAGTTAAGTCACGCAGCGATCCAGTTACGAGAGCAGATAGATGACTCGTTCCCAGATCGTGACCGCACATCGGATGGTTGGGTCGGTGATACCCGACACGCTGCTCGCAAGTCTGATCATAATCCAGATGAGCAAGGCTGGGTACGCGCCATTGATGTCGATCGTGACTTATTCAAGGGATCAAAGCCAGACATTATGGGCGATCTTGCAGATCAGCTTCGTGCCTTATCAAAGTCAAAAGCAGACAAGCGTATTAGTTACATCATTTTCGATGGACGAATCTGCTCGAAGATCCTTAACTGGAAGTGGCGCAAGTACACAGGGGCTAACAAACACACTAAGCACATGCATGTCAGCTTTAAAAAAGAGGCTGACAATGATGGGGCTTTTTTTCAAGTATCTATGTTAGGTGGAGAATAATGAATGAACTAAAGACAGCAGCAGGCTCATGGGCTAGAGCATTCCTAGTAGCAGTAATCTCAATGGCAGCAGCTGGGGTCACAGATCCTAAGGCTCTCATTGCAGCAGGTGTTGCTTCTATCCTTCCACCTGTACTGCGCTACCTATCACCTAATGATCCTGCTATGGGAATCAAGAAGTGACACAATCAGACTTCTTCACGCTTTACTTAGCCACCATTGCAGCACTTGGCGGCTTGTCTGGCTATGTGATCACACACCTGTTGTCTGAAATTAAAAGACTTAACTCGCGTGTCGATGAGATCTATAACATCTTGCTTGACAGGTAAACTTTTGCTATGGCAAGAAAAGCAACTAAAGCACTAGAGGAGCAAGGATACTCAAAGCTTGATGCTTATTGCATTGGGCTTTATGAGTATTTCTGCTCATTGAAGCGAGCAGGTTTCGCAGAGGACATTGCTATGTTTATGATTACAGAGCCACAGGCTTACCCTCATTGGATCCTTCCAGACCAAGTAGAGCCTGATAAGTATGGCAACTATGAAGATGAGGATGACGATTAAGCGAATAGTCGTAGTCTCGGATCTTCAGGTTCCGTACCATGACAGGGTTGCTACTCGTAACCTTGCTAGCTTCATCTCTAAGTTTAAGCCAGATCAAGTAGTTACCATTGGTGATGAGATTGACCTACCTCAGATAAGCAAATGGGAAGAGGGTCGCATGGGCAGTTATGCCCAGACCCTAGATGATGATCGCAATGAGGCTGTGCAACTTCTCTGGGAGTTAGGCGTTACAGACTGCATCCGTAGCAATCACACGGATCGCCTCTATAACATCATCATGGCTAAAGTGCCTGCATTCGGGGCATTGCCAGAGCTACGCTTTGAGAAGTTTATGCGCTTTGATGAACTAGGCATCACCTTCCATAAGAACCCAATGGCTATTGCACCTAACTGGATTGCTGTTCATGGTGACCACACACCCATGAAGCCACAGGGGGGCTTGTCAGCCCTTGAGGCAGCCCGTAGGCATGGAAAGAATGTCATCTCAGGACATACTCACAGAGCAGGGCGTAGTGCCTTCTCAGAGGCTTCTGGGGGTCGTATAGGGCGTGTCCTGCATGGTGTTGAGGTAGGCAATCTCATGGATTTTAAGCAAGCTGCTTATACTAAGGGTGTGGCTAACTGGCAACAGGCATTCGCCATCATCTATGTCAATAAGGCTAAGGTGCAGGTTGATCTTATTAACATTGAGAAGGACGGCACATTTATTGTGGCTGGAAAGTCTTACGGCAGACCCAGATAATCGTTATCGTTTCGTTACACAAATGTCCGCGATTTTGTCGGATGCGCATGAGACTCTAATTCAGTAAGCCAGTCAAGGGCACTGGATGCAGATAGGTAAAACATGAACTCAATTACAATCATTGGGATTATTGGCTTGTTTCTAGTCACTAATTTCATCTGGTACTGGCAAGGCTACAAAGATGGTAGGCGTGAAGGCTGGCACAAAGGTCGCAGCTTAGCGCGTTCGTTGGCAGATCATGCGAGCTAATGAAATCCTACTCACAGCCACAGATACGATCCGCGATCGTGGGCTATCGTATGGTCACCCTGCGGATAACCTGCAACACACCGCAATGCTCCTCAGTGCATATCTACAAACACCGATCCACGATTATCAGGTCGCAGGGATCATGGTCTTGGTTAAACTTGCTCGGACTAATCAATCAGCCCAGCACATTGATAACTGGGTCGATCTATGCAGCTACGGGGCACTCGCAGGGCAACTAGCAACAGAGGAGAATGAACTATATGTTTAATTTAGCCGACTATGAACCAGTGGAGGTTCGACTTGAAAAGTTTATTAAGGACTATCCATCGTTCCGTATATCTACTGAGTTGGAAGTTGTCGAGGCTGCTCGATACATCGTTAAAGCTTATCTCTATAAAGATGCGGCAGATGTTGTCGCGTGGGCAACAGGGTACGCTGAGGAGACAGTTTCTAGTCGCGGTGTTAATCAGACTTCAGCACTGGAGAATTGCGAGACTTCGGCAATCGGCAGAGCACTTGCAAATGCAGGTTATGCGCCTAAAGGAAAGAGACCAAGCAGAGAAGAAATGACCAAGGTCGTTGCTACAAAAGTAGTAAAGCCAGCAGTCCAAGATGTCAAGCCAGATAATCAGGACTATTGGACTACACCTGTTAATGAGTACAGAGGCGTAGTCGATGCACCTGTCACACTTGAGAAGGCTATGGAGAATGTAACTGCGATCATGGGAACAGGCGAGGCAGTAGAAGCTCCATCATGCGAGCATGGATATATGCAATGGCGTGAAGGTGAAAAGAATGGCAAGGCATGGGGTGGCTACTTCTGCAATACAGCGATCTCATCAGCTCATCGATGCCCTACAAAGTGGTACAACCTAGGATCAGATGGAAAGTTTCATCCACAGAAAGCGAGAGTGTAATGGGCTACATCGAGGTATATAACATAGACAAAGATGGCGAATGGACTGATTTAGATGACATTCCATTTATTACTACAATTAACTGCCAGTTATGCAACGAGCCTACAGAAGCTCATGACATCATTATTCCAGCAGTCATCAAGGATGGCACATTAACTGCAGGTACATGGCAATGCAGAAAGTGCAAGGCAGTCAATGGATGACAAAGAGCAGCTGTTGATCTTCATAATATTGTGTTTGTTTATTGGTGGTGTTGCTCTCGGTTACATGGCTCATGGCTAGTCAAGCAAGAAAACACAGAGGTTTCCGCACAGAGCGTGTTGTTGCACAGTACCTATCGACTGTATGGCAAGGCGCATGTGTGGGAAGGGGTAGTGGCAAGGATATTGTTAATGTGCCGTTCGATGTTGAAGTTAAAGCCCGCGCTGGATTTCAACCAAAAGCATATTTAGCACAGCTGAAAAGCCGTACAGCCATTTCGGGGGAATTAGGCTTTGGGGTTATCAGACTCAACGGACAGGGTGAGGATGCGCGTGACTATGCCGCGATAATCCGACTTGAGGATCTCTTGCCACTACTCATATTAAGATATGGTCACCTATACAAAGAACCTACTGAGGCAGACATAGACCGATGCTCTGGATGTGGGTCATACATGATAAGGAAGTGCTTAACTTGCCAACCTATGACTACAAATGCTCACGATGCAATCTCAATCAAGAAATTAGTCATGGATGGCACAATCGACCAGTAGTGCTGTGTAACTACTGCAATGAACCGATGGTTAAAGTAATCACGGCTACTCCAATTCACTTCAAGGGCAAAGGATGGGGCAAAGATTGAAGATTCTAAACTTGTATGCCGGTATCGGTGGTAATCGTAAACTATGGGGCGATGAGCATGAGATCACAGCAGTAGAGCTTGATGATCGTATTGCCACAGTCTATTCAAGTATGTTTCGCAATGACACGACTATTCAAGGTGATGCACATGAGTACCTGTTAGAGCACTTTCAAGAGTTTGACTTCATCTGGTCAAGCCCACCATGTCCTACGCATTCAAGGCTGAGGAAACATGTATCTATGAACAATGGATCTGTGCCAGTGTATCCAGACATGACTCTATATGAAGAAATCCTGCTATTGCAGCACTACTTCAAGGGTTATTGGGTAGTAGAAAATGTGCGCCCTTATTACCCCTATTTGGTAGAACCTACGATCATCTTAGGCAGACATCCTTACTGGATGAACTTCGATGTAGAACCAAAAGAGTTTAGCTTTGATGGTGTTATTAACAATGGCGTAACTCAGACATTAGAAGCTAAGTATGACTACGACTTATCTGAGTATTCGTTACCTGATAAGCGCAAGGCTCTACGCAATGCAGTCAATCCAGAGATGGGTCTTTACATCTTAAATAGTATTCCACAACCTGTGGATAACTAGGGGCGGAACTTAACTCTGAACGAGAAAAGGACACGACTTATGCACATATTTGACAAGCGTGGTACGCTAACTCAGCAGAGCCTCTCAAAGGCTCACCGCGAGCCCCTTAGGGGCGTAGCTCGCGGGGTGCTAGTAGCTATTGGGATAGCTCTATGCATTATGCCTAATGCAGGTGGCTCTATACCTAAGCAATATGTTACTTACAAACAGTATGCTCTACATTCATTAGATTATAACTATGAGCAATATAAATGCTTAGCAATACTCTATGGTAAAGAATCAGCATGGAATCCTAAAGCAGCTAATGGATCTCATTATGGAATACCTCAAGGTAGATCAGTATGGTTAAGAGACCAAGATGGTTATAAGCAGATACAATGGGGATTGAAGTACATAGGGCATAGGTATGGAGAACCATGCATAGCCCTTGCACATTGGAAGGCTAAGGGATGGCACTAGACAAGCTGAACAGCAGGCGTTATCGCGAGCAGCGAGAGCGTGTGTTCATGCGTGATGGTAGAGCTTGTCAATTGTGTGGTACAGATGAGGGTGAAATGCACATCGATCACATCATTCCACGCAAGGCAGGTGGAGATCATAGCCTTGATAATCTAAGAGTGTTATGCAAGTCATGCAACCTGCGCAAGGGTGCGCTCAATGAGGGCGTTTTTTTAGCACAGACGGCTACA